GAAGAAACACCAAAATTACAATCGGTTGAGTTGGGTTCGAAGCCCACAGCAGAAACTCATGGCGGAACGAGAAATTTCGATACAAAAATTCCTGTATCTGATAAAACCCAGGAATTCGCGCTTGTGGTGAAGCCAAAAGAGCTCTAGGAATTAGGAAAATGAAATACAATTTGTTTTATTATACGCCATTGACCTTTGCTAGAATCACAGCAGAAGATGGTGAGATGGGAATGAGTGGTCCAGAGGATGAGTCTTTTGGGGTAGTCTACGTCAAAGGTGGAATGAAAATTGTAGAGTCAAACATTCCAGGACAAGAGGGTATAATTTCTAACGAACCCGGGTTCGTTCCAAGATATCCAGGAATCATTAATTACACTACAGTTGGTGATACTGAATGGTGTTGTTTCAACAGAAACGGAACAGGGGAAAGAACTCTTGTGTACCAAGAGGTCAATGAATCGTATACATTGCCTAAGGATACTGGGTTTATTGTAATCTCAGGTTCTGTCTCCGCAGATGGTTTGACAGCCAATCAGGATGATTATTTCAGACCAAGAACTGCTGAGTGTCTAGTCGAAGGCAATGCGGTTCTTGTATTGGTATCATGATCAGATTAGTTAAAAAATATCATCCCCGCGCTCGCATATTGGTTCAGACGTTCGGTCTGGTCGCATCGATATGGGCTATTGCGACAATGGGCACTTGGCAACTATTGCTATGCTCGGTAATCATGTTTTACCTGTATAACTTCATTGGAGTGGTGATAACATATCATCGAATACTAGCTCACAGGGTCGGAACGATGCACCCCGTTGTAGAGTTTATTTGCACAGGGCTAGGGTTTTTCGGTAGTATGGTGTCACCGGTTATATACGTATCAACACACATCAACCATCACAAATACATGGATACTGAAAAAGACCCACACAGCCCTAAATATTTGGGGTGGCGCACCTTCTCATCTATTTTTTGGGTTAGAGGTGGTGATCGAAAAACGCTAGTCCGGTTGAAGAAGAACAAGATATCTAATTTCTACGACGAACATTCGTATCTGATCTTCCTTCCTTTATTGTTGTTGTTCTGGCCAAAAGTGTTTTTCTTCTTCTGGCTAATACCTGCGGTAGCAACACTTTTTTCTCAGTATATGGCTACTTGGGGACACAACGACGATGGTCCCCAAAGTCTTGGTCTAGTATATGGTATACTTTCATGTGGTGAGCATCACCACAAATGGCACCACGAACATTCGAACGATACTTCTGGAGAAGGTTTAGTACACTACTTCGTGAAAGCATTGACATATAAGAATTGATTGATAACTTAGCATGCAGAAATTTGACCTATTCCCCACACTTGTTTGTGTTGATCATTACTCAGATCACGAAGTTTTCAAACAAACGTTTCTTGATAATATATCTACTTACACAAGGCAAGATGGTATCACTGGAGAAGCATCGGGTTTTGTTGATCTACATCTTAACAAGAAATTCAATAACTTCTTCGAATACGTTACAACCGTGGCTAACAACTATGTAAACACCCTAGTTGATGAAGATATATGGGAGTTGTGGCTTGTGAAAAGCTGGTATAACAACTTTCCTGTTCCTACCCACAACCATGCAGATAGTCATCTATCGTTTGTTTACTTTGTTAACGTTCCTGCTGAATGTGACCAAACATTACAGTTTCTTAACCCTAAAACAAACTTGAATGACCTCACTAGTGGTATGTTTCTTGGAGAACTGAACAAACCTACCTCATTCCAGCGGAACCAATACAACTGTTCTGCCACTGAGTTTCCTTCTGATGAAGGGTGTTTGATTGTCTTTCCATCAAAACTAGATCATTTTGTCAAGGCATCAGATAGTAATCCCCTCGATAAAGATCCTAGCAAGTGTAGAATCTCATTAGCAGGCGACTTTATAATAACTTTCAAAGAGAAGACGCCAAGATCGATGGGATTACAACCTATAAGTAGCTGGCGACAATTTAGTTAGGAAATATAATATGAATCAGTTGTGGCAGTTTTGGCACGCTTCGTTGAGCGACGACCAAGTGAACAGTATCATTAATATTGGAGACAACTATCCCACAGCCAATGCAGGCCTTGGGTTTGATGGATCCACACACAATGATGGAGCCAGGTCCAGTGAGATCAGGTGGATCAATCCCAATCATACAGGAAGTAAATTTGTCACAGACACATTGTGGTATTATGCAAACGAAGCCAATAGGAACGCGTTTGGATTCGATATCAACTATCTGCCAGACATTCAGTACACAAAGTACACTGCGGAGCAAAAAGGTAAGTATGATTGGCACTGCGACACGTTCTGGGCCAATCCTACCGCATATGACCGTAAACTTTCGATTGTGATTCAGCTATCTGATCCTTCTGACTACGAAGGTGGAGACTTCGAGCTCGATTCTCAGTATGCCCAAGTGCCGGCGGATCAGATTAAAACAAAGGGATCAGTACTAGTATTCCCTTCGTTCTTGAATCACAGAGTGACACCAGTCACTAAGGGTGAGCGCCGTTCGCTCGTGTCTTGGATCCAAGGTCCTAAGTTTCGATAAATAGACAAAAAGAAACCGAGGAATGAAACACTATGGCTGTGCCTACAACAAGAGCCGCTTTCAAAGAGTATTGCCTCCGTAAGCTAGGTAAACCAGTAATCGAGATCAACGTCGACGACGATCAGGTAGAAGATCGTATCGATGAGGCTCTGAAATATTACTGGGACTACCACTTTGATGGCACCGAGAAGATCTACTATAAGCATCAGGTCACTCAGACAGACATTAACAACAAGTACATTACGCTGCCAGAGAACGTTCTGGGAGCGGTAAACGTGTTTTCTATTGGCGACCCGTCAATGACGTCTGATGATATGTTCAATATCCGCTATCAGATTGCTCTTAACGATCTCTATACGCTGACATCTGTTTCGATGGTTCCTTACTATATGGTTATGGAACATCTCGGTCTGATCACAGAACTTCTTGTTGGTAAGCAGCCTCTGCGATTCAACCGTCACACAAACAAATTGTATATCGACATGGATTGGGGCTCGCTTGATATAGGAGTCTTTCTATTAGTAGAAGCCTATGAAGTTATCGATCCTAATACGTATACCGATGCGTGGGGCGACAGATGGCTTCAGAACTACACAACCACTCTGATTAAGAGACAGTGGGGTTCTAACCTAACCAAGTTTACTGGTATGCAGCATCCAGGTGGCGTCCAGTTCAATGGCGAGAAGATTTACGACGATGCAACTGTCGAACTTCAGAAGATGGAAGATGAGATGATCTCTTCCTTCAGTCTTCCTGTTACAGACATGATTGGATAAGTTGTGGTAGCTTCGCCGTATTTCAATAACTTTGGTGCATCAAACGAACAGCAGTTGATCGACGATCTGGTAGTTGAATCTGTCAGAATGTACGGCAACGATGTTTACTATTGCCCAAGACAGGTCGAAGATCTGGATGAAATCTATGGCGAAGACTCTCTATCAATCTATAACTCTGCATATCTAGTAGACGTATACATTAAGTCTATTGATGGATATGAGGGTGACGGTGTCTTCCTTTCCAAGTTTGGTCTGCAGATCCGCGATCAGGTTACATTCTCTATTGCGAAGAGAACATTCAACGATGAAATCGGTAACTATATCGGCAAGGATGTTCCACGTGAAGGCGATCTAATCTACTTCACATTGAACCCTGGCAGACCACAGCTATACCAAATCAAGTATGTAAGCGACAGATCAATCTTCTTCCAGCTTGGTGGACTGCAAGTCTACGATATGGTCTGTGAAGTCTTCGAATACTCAGACGAAAGACTGGCTACAGGTATTGACGCTATCGACTCGATCGAGCGTGAGTTCTCAACTAATATGTCTGCATTCCGCATCCTTACTCAGGACGGCTTTGCTATTACAGATCAAGATGGCTACCATATTGTCGAGGGTGCATATACTCTTGACTCACAAACACACGACTACAACTCTGATAACCTCGAGATTCAGGCAGAAGCTGATGACATCTTTGACTGGTCAGAAGTTGATCCATTCAGTGAAGGGGCCGCATAATGTTCGGTCAAACATGGTCACATAATACAATCCGCAAGTACATCATCCTGTTCGGAACGCTGTTCGATAACATGTTTATCAACAGAGAGAACTCTACGGGCGCTACTGTTCAGACGCTAAAGATTCCTCTTTCGTACGGACCGAAGGATAAGTTCCTTGCTCGTATCAATATGGACGTAGGCCGTGACAGCTCTGCTCTGAATCAACCTATTGCTACTGTGCTTCCTCGAATGGCTTTCGAGATGGTTACAATGTCTTATGCTCCTGATCGCAAGATGAATACGATCAACAAGATCCATAAGGTAACTACCGACAAAGATCAGATGCAGTATCAGTACTCGCCTGTGCCCTATGACTTCACGTTCCAGCTGTACATCATGGTGAAGAATGCAGAAGATGGTACAAAGATCATCGAGCAGATCCTGCCTTACTTCACACCAGAGTGGACTGCAACTGTCAACCTAATGCCTGATATCAACGGCAAGTATGACGTGCCGATCATCTTCAACGATATTTCTACAGAAGATACATATGAGGGAGAGTTCACTCAACGTAGAGCTCTAATTCATACTCTGACGTTTACTGTAAAGGGCTTTTTGTTTGGTCCGACTCGTAAGAGTGAGATTATCAAGGACATTGACGTCAATATCAGAATCCCTGCACTTGGTCAAGAGGCTGTTGCTAACACCTTGAACACACCTTCTGTGACTATCAATATTCTTCCGGGCCTGACGGCTAATGGTTTGCCGACATCAAACGCAGCTCTATCTGTTGCGCCCGGTAATATCAAAGAAAACGACAACTACGGCTTCCTGATTGACTTCACGGAGAACATGTAATGTCTGAAATTGATGATGCTCTCGGCTTGAATCCTATTACTCCTTATAGGGATATAACCCAGTATCCCCCAAAACGGGATGATAGTCAACAGGAAAATGACCTAGATTTCGCAAGAGAGAATCTTTATGATGCGGTCGTAAAGAGCCAAGCTGCAGTCGAGGACATGATCCAGATTGCTCAGCAGTCTCAGCACCCAAAGGCATACGAAGTCCTTAACTCTCTTATCAAGACATTTGCAGACGTAAGCTCAGGCATTGCGGACCTTCAGATCAAGAAACAGAAGCTACAAGGCAACCAATCCAATTCGGATGAAAATAAGACCGTCAACAACAACTTGTTTGTCGGCTCGACTGCAGAGTTGCAGAAGATGTTACAGGATCTGAAGTCAAGTGATACCTAATATGGACAGGGGTTACAATGGTAACCCACTACTGAAGAAGTCGAGAAAGAAGCTCCAATGGACGCAGGAGATGCTCCAGGAGTGGCTCAAGTGCGCTCAGGATCCTATCTACTTCGCAGAGAAATACATCAAGATTGTTCACGTTGATCACGGATTCATTCCGATAAGGTTGTATGACTACCAAAAAGAAATTATTGTCAAGCTCACCAACAACCGCCGCGTCACGGTTGTCACCTCTCGCCAGGCTGGTAAGACCACTACAGCGGCCGCGATTATATTACACTATATTCTCTTTAATGAGCACAAGACCGTAGCGCTACTTGCCAACAAAGGCGATGCAGCAAGAGAAATCCTCGACCGTATTAAGCTGGCTTATGAAGCTCTACCTGATTGGCTACAGCAAGGTGTAGACGAGTGGAACAAGGGTTCGATCACTCTCGAGAACGGCTGTAAGGTTATTGCAGCCGCGACTAGCTCATCAGCCATCCGTGGTAAGTCTATCTCGCTACTGTACATCGATGAAGCCGCGTTCGTTGAGAACTGGGACGAGTTCTTCGCTTCAGTTTTCCCAACGATTTCATCTGGTGAAACCACAAAGATCCTATTCACCTCTACTCCTAACGGCCTCAATCACTTCTATAAGACGTGTGAGGGGGCTAAGAACGGAACCAATGGCTATCAGTATGTTGAAGTGCCTTGGCAAGAGGTTCCAGGCCGTGGAGAAGAGTGGCACAAAGAAACTCTTGGAGCGATGGACTGGGATTACGA